GTTCGGGCAGATGAAACTATGACTGGCGCTCAAAAGAAAGAAGAGATTGACAGGTTGAAAATATTAATCGGTGAGATTGCGCAGCAAATGGAAGATGCTCGCAAGACTCTTAATCGACCCTAGTGTTGTTATGAAGCTCAATAGTCATCGCCATTAGATCCCACTCTGTGAGCTTATACCGTGTATAAAACCCTCTGCTACCTAACCCATGGTAACCTGACTTTCCAACATGGTGTTCTGGACACAGGGGGATCACAAGCCAATCTGACGCTCGCTGCGCCCCACCCACTGCGTCGCGGGGATGGTGGAGAACGGCAGGCGAATACCCGTTCCCAAGGTGGTGACACATCACGCACCCTATGCCAGCTACTTCGTTCATATACTCTTTAACTGTTTTCACGGTATCTCTTCGGTAATTTGTAGTATTTTTCCCAAGTCTCTTGCGGGATTTCTATAGACACAAACTTGTGCCCACATTCCCGACAGACACGCTGCCGCTGCACAAAGTCAAAGGTATTGGATATGTCTCTGTACTTGCGCGTGTCTGTGACTTGAGTAGGTTTATCGCAAGTTGGGCACCACATTCTTTTTCTTCCTCGCTTCTATCCTGGCTAGACATTCTTTACAGCACCAACGCGGGCTGCCTCTGGTTGGCTTTAACCCACCGCCTTCTAGCGGCTTAAAGAAGTTGCAGTGGGCGCAGTATTTACGGTCGTAATTCATTTAAGAATTTTGTCTACCGCCAAGAATATATTCTCAAGTGATGACAGTGTAGGTCTGTAACCTATAGCATACGCCGCAGTATTTACTGAGTAGTACTTCTCTTTCACGCCTGTTGCTGGTAGTCCTACAGGTGCGCCGGTAGTCTCGTACTCCAGACCATACCGCTGCGCCATAGATGTCAGCAGGCTTTCCTTCGTGATGGGCTGGCGGCTGTACATGTCTATAGCGGTGTTGATCTTGTCCTTGGTTAGCAGGACGTTGATCATCTGGTAGAAATCTAACGGGCCAACATAGTCGCGCACGATAGGAGTACGGTCTACTTTGTACACAGACTTATCTTTGATAGCTCGAATCATGTCGGTGATCATGAACCGATAGTTGATGTTTACCATCGGGCTGAAGTAATTGAACAGTCGAAGGTCAACGATATCGCGGTTGGTAATCCTGTGCCTGACTTCTGCCATCGCCTTAGCGTACCCGTAGTAATGCTGGGGCTGAAGGTTATTGATGGGGAACGCGGATACTTTGTCGATGTCTGCGGGGGTGTTGAAGTTGTCTCCGAAGACTGCCCCGCTGGATAGGAAGATGTATTTGCAATCACGGTTTTTCTCTATGTAATCTAGCGCCATGCGGTCGTAAGACTCGGTGATCTCAAAGATCTGCTCACCTAGCTTGATGACTTTCTCAGGACTGCCAGCGCCTACGAAGTTAATGATGACGTCTAGGTCACGGGTGTATTTGAATTCTGTATAACTCTGCGAGGTAAAGTTGCGCAGGTTATTTTCCAGCATCCATCCTGTTACCTCACTAATCCTGCGGGAGTACAGCTCAAGCTTGTGCTCGTCACTGAAAGACAGGATCAGGTCTTTGGCTATGGCGCTAGTCGCACCCAGTATGGCTATCTTCATAGCTTCACCACCATTTCTTGTTGTAGTTCTTCATCTGACAGGAATGGAATCATGTCATGCAGCGGTGCTTGCTTGCCGTCTTTGAACGACTGGGATGGCAGGACTTGCTGGTCTGGTGTGCAACGGCAGTCAAATATTATTGAATCGTAATCACAAAACAAAAGATCAAAATCTCTATTCATCCCTGTCATGTCTTCTATATACATGTAGTTAATATCAAAAGCTGCTGCCACATCCCTGAAATTAGGGAACCACACACCTGTGTCTGGACTGGTTCCATGCACTCTGCCTTCGTAGAACTTGGACTGCGTGTTCTTGATACTGAGATAGCCTGAGTTGTTTAGCACCACAATCTTAATGTTTAAAGCATGTTCGCTTATGGTAGCTAACTCTTGTATGTTAGACATAAAGCTGCCGTCACCCACAATACAGATAACTTGTTTAGCTCCAGCTTTAGCCACGCCTATAGCAGCAGGCAAAGCCCAGCCCATATCACCCTGAGACTGGCTCATCACTAACCGTTGATTACCTTTGAACTTGTACGCCTGCGGGACTGTGTAGAAAGCTGTGCCAGCGTCACACATAATTACAGCTTCATCATCACTGTGTTTACTTACAGCATCAAGCACTGCATAAATATCTAATCCATTATCGTCTGGCAAGTATTCCCGCTGAGACCATTTCTGTTTCCAGTGTTTACATTTTTTTAACCATTCTTGTCTTGTCATAGCATGGCTCCAAAGAATTGATCTAGCGATACACGTATTTTTTCGTGTATTGGAATAATGTTCTTGTTCAGTTCGCCTTCTTCTATGTCCACATATATCTTGTGGCTCTGCGGGCTAAACTGTTTGGGGTCATACCCTATTACTGGTGCGCCCATAGATGTGCCGAGGATAAGTAGCAGGCCAGCGTTCTGCATGACAAAGTTACCAGTACGGCTGCCGCGAACACCTACGGTTCCCATATTCAGCGGATGATCAAACGGTGCGTAGTCCTGTGCACCATACGTTGTGACGTAAGGTATTTTGAATTTCTCTACAAACTTTATAAATTCTTTCTCGAAACCTGACTGTCTTATTCCTGTGCCTGCTAGTACAACTGGGCGCTCGGCAAGATACAGTTTTGATGTTAGAGATACGTGGTCAAAGGTTAACCTTAATGGTTTAGCAGATACGTATTCTAAAGACGTATGCTCGGGCATCTGTGCTGCCTGTATGTTGCTGGGTATATCCACCCATACTGGCCCTGGTCTGCCGCGTGTGGCATGATCTACAGCCATGTGCATTGCGTATTCCACGTTTGCTGGATCCGTGATGAATGCGTCTAGTTTGGTTATTGACTTGACCGTATTCACAATGTGATGTTCTTGCGCGCCGTAGTGTCGGACTCGAACACCTTTGTATTTGTCTAGCCAATCTGCTGTGTTGTCATGCCGCACGTTACCTGACAAGAATAGGACTGGCACACCATCCTGCCAAGCGTTCAGCACACTGGTCAAGCAGTTCGTACCGCCGCAGCCTGTGGTGGGATTGACTACAGCAAGCTTACCTGTGTACTTGGCTTCGCCTATAGCTGCATGTCCAGCGCCCTGCTCGTGGTGATAACAGATGTACTCTATGCCACGGTGCTTGATGAATCCATCATTCAAACCTGCTGCTCCACCGCCCATTAAGCCATGAACTCTGTTGACTCCTATATCCCACAGGTATTCTGCTATCCAGTCAGCTACTCTCATCAGTAGTCCTTTATAAATTTATTGATGGTATCCACCACGTAGGTCAGCATCTCGCGGGTGAGAGCAGGTTGCACACCTACCCAGAACGTGTTGTTCATAACCTCGTCTGTCTTCTCTAAGCTGCCGTGGATGCGGTAGTTCTGACCCTTCAAGAATGGCTGCTTGGTAGCGTTGCCAGCAAAGACTAGCCGCGTTCCAATCTGGTGTTCGTTCAAATACCAAGTCAACTCATCCCGCTTGAACTTAGCTCGCGGAGATACAGTAATAGGAAATCCAAACCACGAAGGCCACGCATCAGGGTAGACAGTAGGCAACCACAGATCTTCTTGATGCTTCAGGCTATCTTCCAGAAACTTGTAGTTGTCCCTGCGCATCTGAACAAATCTCTCAATCTGTTCTAGCTGACCGTACCCGCAAGCTGCCTGCATCTCGGTGATCTTCATGTTGTAGCCTACGTGCGTGAAGACGTACTTGTGGTCGTACCCTTCTGGCAGATCCTCAAACTTCTGGCAGAACCTCTGCTTGCAAGTGTTGTCCTTGCCAGGCTCGCACCAGCAGTCACGACCCCAATCACGGAATGATTCGACCAGTCTGGTCAGCTTGGTGTTGTTAATCACCACTGCCCCGCCTTCGCCCATAGTCAGGTGATGAGCTGGAAAGAATGACAGCGTAGCCAAGTCACCAAACGTGCCTACCTTCTGGTTCTTCCACTCTGCACCCAGCGCGTCGCAGCAGTCTTCTATCAGCCACAGGTTGTACTTCTTAGCCACCTTCACAATCTCTTCAAGGTTGAAAGGATTGCCAAGCGTGTGCGCTAGGAAGATAGCTTTGGTCTTGCTGGTGATAGCGTTCTCTAGTTCCTTGGTGCAGATGTTCAGCGTCCAGTTAACGTCTAGGAATACTGGCACCGCGCCAAACTGGATGATTGGGTTGATCGTGGTAGGAAACCCGCAGGCAACAGAGATAACTTCATCCCCCTTCTTAATAGCCCTGTCCCCCAACTTCGGGGAGGTCAGAGCTGAGAAGGCTATGAGGTTAGCAGAGCTGCCTGAGTTGACTGTGCGCACAGCCTTGCATCCCAGATACTTGGTCATGCCATCCTCAAACCAGCGGTTGTACTGGCCCGCAGTGAGCCAGCCCTTATCCACCGCATCGTGCATGTAGTCCTTCTCTCGATCCCCTATCACCTGCCCAGAGGCAGGGATAAAGGTTTCTCCGGGGATGAAACTCATACTGGCGTCGCCTGTGGTTGTGTTTGCTGGAGATATTGCTCAGGCTGTGGAGTGAGGATGCCGTCGAACATGTGTGTGCCGATATGTGCAAGCTTCGCCCATGGTGCAGCCCATACAGTACCGCCGCACTTCTCACGCCATTCTCTGCAAAAGTGGTAGTCCTCAGATAGCAGACGTTCACCAGTAGGTTCAATGCTGGTAGCAAAGAACTCGGAGATACGTTCGTTGCCAATGTTGCCGCCAAGATCATGGGTGTCATTGATATAGCTAGGTACGTGCTCGCGTAGCTGCTCAAAAACTTCGCGCTTGATTAACATGAAGCCTGTGCCACCATTCCAGATCTCTACTGGGGAGTTCAGATCTACCTGTACTTGCTCGGCGTAGTTCATAAGGTTCACCACGAATGAGCCGGAGAAATGACGGAGCTGGTCTGCTGGCACACCTGCCTGCGCGGCCTTGTGGATCTGCGCCCAGTTCAATTCTTTCTTGGGATAGATACCGCAGATGATGGGCTTGTCTGCCAACATCATAGGGAGTACGTCTGCTGGATTAAAGCGGATGTCTGCATCGATAAACATCAGATGGGTGAAGTCAGTCTTCAGGAATCCGTGCGCCATAGCGTTACGTGCGCGTTGGATCAGGGATTCGTTGAACAAGAAGCTGACAGCAGTGTCAATCTTGTTTTGCTGTAGTGTGCTTTGCAAAGTTAATAAAGACTGAGCGTAGTAGCCATAGCAAAGTCCTCCGTACATAGGTGTCGAAATGAAAAGTTTTGCCACAAGGTTCTCCTAGAAATTAAAGATTTGTTTTTTTGTCCACGAAAAGTCAGGACGGTTTTGTTTCATCCACTCGTTGTTGCCTTCGAATTTCTCTTTCGTCATACCCCCTGTACCATCTTTGGATAGTCTGTAATTAACGCTGTGTTTGCCTGTTGTTCCTGCTGGCACCTTCGCCCGCATAAGTTCAGCCTGGAAGTTCCTATCAGAAATAATGGGGACATACCAAGCATGGCTGTGCTTGCGCGCTACATCTGTTCTGACGGCATAGCAGGAATTGTCAACGAGGTACTGCTGATGTGAGTTAGGAATACATCCCAGTGATTCACAGTTGTCCTCACAGATCAGGTTGCCGTCGTGGTCTACGATCTTGCGCAGGCTGTACGCCCAGCCGAGGTCGTGCTTCTCTATCATCTCCACTAGGGATTCGATGTGGTCTGGGTCATACCAGTTATCGTCATCAAGGTAGAAGACGATATCTTCTTCTACAACGAATGGAGCCAGAGCAAAAACGGGAGCCATACCATAGCCATTGCCACCGTTAGCCCGAGGAAGATTAACCACTTGTGCATTTGCAATTTCCTTCATGTTGTTCTCTACCGCATCCCAGCAGTCCCTGCCGTGCGCGAAAACGTAGTGGGTAGCGCCATAGGTTTGGTTCCTGATGGACTCGTTGGCCTGCTTGATAGTTGGCCTGCCGCGAGTGGATGTGATTACTGCTACGGTCAAGCTCATTAATAACTCCCTATCAAACGCAGCAAGTCTTTAACTTCCTCGTTGCTGTCAAATTGGTTGGCTTTGTCAGAGCGGATGAAGCTGTCTATAGCTTCCAAGTATTCGCAATACCGTATGTAGCTCACGCCTTTCAGATACTTGTACAAGTCGGCATAGCTTTGAAAATCCCGCATGTCTATGAAGCACTCAGCCGGTATGTGGGTAGTGACGTTCGGCGCACCCCAGTAGATAGGTACGATGCCAGCCATGAATGCATCCAATATCTTTTCTGATATGTAGCCTGGCGCGTTGTCGCAGTTCTCAAATGTCAGCGCAAACTTGTACTTGCTGTAGGTGGATAACTTGTTAGTTGTCACCCCTTTGCAGACAGGGAACGATTGGATAGGCCAGCCTCTGCCCCAGAGATCAAACTCAAACATGGCGTTTTGCTGGAACCACTGGATAGCTTCTATCCGCTTGGGATACAGGCTGCGTGGCTGGTCGCTGTTCTTAGCGGTCTGCATCATGCACAGCAACTTGCGCTTGTTGAACTCGTCCTCACTGATGCGGCAGGACATGCGGTCAGTCCAGTCAACGGTGAAGTTGTGCTTGATATAGTTCTGGCGGTTGACCAGCTTGTCATTCCAAGTCAGCACCTTATCGAAGCGGTCGTGATACGCCTCGTCCCAGTTGTCCGGCAGCACAGCTTCTGGCTCGTACAGAATCAGTATCTTGTTGGCTCCTGGAATATCAGGCTCGACCTTTGGTCTGTCCATAAAGATGGCTAGGTCTATGGTGTACAGATCTATCTGGTCGGGCGTGTAGAACTGGATGCCCATCTCTTTGCCCATCTTGTAGAGCTGCACCCACGGGCGTAGCAGGTTGTGGCCTACGTCGCTGTTCTCATTCTTAAACAGGTAGCCATCTGTAGTTATGAACTCGTAGTGGTTCTGTATTACTACCTTCATCACTCTCCCCTTATTTTTGCCGCTGCTTCCGGCAGTCCTAGCTGCTCGCATATCTCCGCGCATCTTTCTCTCTCGCGTACTTCTATTACTTTTGCAATGCTTCTCATACAAGCCCAAGCAGCGGAGTCTGGTGCGTAGATAAGATCTAACTCCTCCGCCGCTTTGTTTACTGTCTCAAACAGCTTTCGGCTCATTTAAAAACCCAGTCAATCAGCGCCCGCACTATGGTCAGTGCCACGCCTATAGCCGCGTAGAACAGGACTATCCACGCGCCTACATCTATAGATGACAGGTATTTCTCATGGACGTTCTGCCAGCGGCTCTGGTACTCCACCGTTGGTTCGCCGGTAGAAACAGACGTATAAAACTGCGGCACATAATGTGAGCCAATCTTGGGTGGGTCTTCCTTAATAAACTTACCGTCTCGTAACATAGTTGCCTCCTTGAAAACACGGAATCTTTACCTTATCACACTCAGGTATTGTTCCTGCCTGCTCGCATCAGGTCTCCGTTAAACGTATGTTGTCCTACATGTCGCAGCTCGATAGTTGGATCTGCGTATATCTTTCCGCCTTCTTTCTTCCACAGCTCGCAGAAGTGGTAATCTTCCGACAGCAACATGCCGAGTTCTGTGATGCTTGTACCGAAGTACTCGCGGGTCAGAGGGGCTAAGAATTGCCCGTTGTCTTGGATCAGGGACGTCCGGTAGGTTGGCACCTTGAACTTCAGGTCTTTTAATACCTTACGCTTGATCAACATAAACCCTGTGCCGCCGTGCAGAACTTCGACCAGCCCTTCGTTGTCCAGTATCACTCCGTCCCCGCTGTCTTCCACAGTATTGAGGACATAGCTACAGCCAAACTTCTCAATATCTTTCTCACCCCTGAGCGCAGCTTCACGGATTCTTTCCCAAAAGAAGAACTTCTTAGGGTAAATCCCAACTACGATATCTTTATCCGCCTGTATTAACTTGTGGATGGCATCCGTCGGGAACCAGATGTCAGCGTCTATAAACATCAGGTAATCGTCCCGCGTCTCTTCCAAAAAGTATCTGGCTATCTCATTCCTGGCGCGGGTGATCAGTGCTTCTTTGTTCATGAACTGCCAGCGGCACTCTATCCCCTGCTCCTTCAGGTAGCCTATGTTCCGTAGCAAACTATCCACGTACTCCATGAACATAGCTCCGCCATAAGCAGGTGTGCCGACCATGACTGTTGGCTTGCCATCAACCATCTAACAGTGCCTCCAACTGGTCGATCAAACTATCAGCTAATCGTTGGTCAGCTATGCTAATCATCGATGCATGTGGATCCTTGTGAACCACATCCATAGCGTCCCTGATACCTTTGTTGTAGCCAGAGTTAAAGCTGTCGTTACCTTCCAAGATCATGGTGATAGCGTCACGTACTAGGCTAGATGCCTGTCGTGCTTTCGCCTTCTCCTTCAGCGCGAGATAGACCTCCTCGCTCAGATGGACGGAGTACGGGATTAACCTCTTTGTTTCCATGCCGTAAACTCCTGCTTTACGCCCAGCATTTTTTCCGTCGCCGTCGGACTCTTGGCTATGTCGCTTCGGCTTTCTACTTTTAGATAATCCTTCAGCCATTCTGTTGCCTCCTTTTCTGATTTCTCAATAATCCCGCCAGCCTCGGATAAGAACTCCCAGAACTGTGGGTCGCGGCACAGCATCCCAGATATGCGCACCATGTCTTTAGCTAACTCTGCTTCACGATTCATCGGGCGCTCTTCTTCATTCAACCGCACCAGCACCGCCATGTATCTTGATCCAACAAAGTCGCGCAGGATTTCTTCTGGCACCTCGTCAGGATGGATACGTAAAGTCAGGACATAACCACTGTTGTCCTGCTTCATCGATACCTTCACCGCTTCGAACTGGCTAGTTTCCATTTTTTTCTTTCAGCTTGGCTTCGATGGCTAATGCAAAATCATCAACATCATCATATGGGTCGCATTTATTCCATGTTTCTGCACGTTCTTTATCAGTCAGCCCTACCCATTCGCGCTGAAATAGATCAGTGTAGAGTGGCAGTGCCTTATGTTCAGGCGTGAAATCTGCTGGGTTATCAGTTATACAAACTGACGTACCATCTAATGTGTATACCATCCACGCCACCGGCTTCGGTTCAGGTTCGCTTAGTTTGGCGCGGAGGAATTTGACTGCTTTTCCCCAATCCTCTACAAGCTTTGCGCTAAACGTTGGCGGTGTAGCGCATTCCAGCGCATCTAGTACCTGTTGAGCTTCTTCGCTGGTTAAGTTAATCATATGTTCTTTTTTTTTAGCTTAGCTTCGACCTTGCGTACAGCATCAGCCCACGACCGCTCGACAAACACGATGTCTTTAACTTCCTCATCCGTCAGCCCTACCCATTCGCGCTGTGGTGGGGCGGTGTAGAGTGGTTTAATGTCGAACTCATCTTTGTTAAACAGGCCTTCTCCAGAGTGCTTGAAGATGTACTCCCCGCCATCAAACTTGTTCACAAATATCCACGCCACCGGCTCCGGTTCAGGTTCGCTTAGTTTGGCGTGTAGTGTTTTCAGTGCATCCAATATTTGCTGCGCTTCTTCGCGTGTTAAGTTAATCATCAGCTTATATCCTCCACCCTGATTGCATATCTGCCGTTAGCTCGCTTAGTCCAGCCGTGGACTTCGATTCTGATACCTGCATCCCGCACCAGCGCCACCGTATCTGAGTCCTGAATCTTCTTTATCCGGTTAGCCACCGCACTTGCGGTAACCTGCACCGCAAGTACTTCATCTTTACGGATAGCCAAGATATCGCACCAGCCCCACAAGTCTTTGCGTTGCTTAGTCCATGCGTTCCACTTCTCTACTACCTCACAGTGGTAGCCCTGCTCCCGAAGGTATTCAAGGCTACGTTGGGTAGGTGATCGACTGGCTGCCATCAGAACGGAAGATCTTCAAATCCAGTCATACCATCAGGCATTGGAGCCGCTTTAGGTGCAGCGTTCTCTTCCTTCTTGTATGTGTTCACACGGATGCTGAACCATGGCCCATAGTTCCCGTCCTTCTGCCAGCCGGACAGCTTCACAGGGATATCATCAGCATCTGTTTCGTTCAGAAGATTGCGTAAGAACTGGCGGTCAAACACGATCTCGCCGTAGATGTCAGCAGAGTTAGGGTTGACCTTATTCTTGGCGTAGTTCAGTCGCCCACTATTTGGATACTTGTTCATCGAATGAATCCTTATAAGTTTTAAATGTTTTTGTCAATTCTGGGTAAGCCACGCTGTCACGCTGCTCGATGATCTTGTAGATGTTGGCGTTCGTGCGCCATACATTCATCACATCGTCCTTGTTCTGTGCCATGTCGAGAGCGAAGACAGTCTGCTCTACTACAACGTGCAACCAATCCGCCCAGTCCGCGCCAGGTTCTGCTGTAACTTTGAGCTTCCACTGACTATCCTTACCTTCCACAACCTTAGGCGGCGGAGCTTCAACAGCTTTCGGCGTAGCTTTCGGAGGCGCTGCCACTGGCGCAGATTTCGTTGCGTGATTTCCATCATCATCCTCTGGGGCAATGCCGCAGGCTGCCATCAGTGAATACCTGCGAGCGTATGAAAGTGCGCTACCAAAACCCTGCGCATCATGTTTGGTTGCTGGCATGAACAGACTGCCACCTGACAGTTGCTCACCTGACTCGTGAATAAACACAGTAGATACCTTCACGCCACCGTCATGCTCCTCCGTCAACTGCATGAGATATATGCCGTTGTTGTTTAGTGCATCAATCACAGCCTCGATACACGCCGACAGATCCGCATAGCGGCTACGATAATGAGGATTTGTACTGCTTTTTAAAGCAGGCCCAAACTCTCGCTGCGCTTTTACCAGCGCGCTTGCTATTGCTTTCATGACTTCTCCTTTAGGTATTTCTGATACTGATTACAAAAGGGCGCAGCTTGGCAGAAACTTTCGCATCTAGTCCTGCCGCCTTCCCTAGTTTCTACATAGTGTGATTCTTTCTGCTGCCCAGCAAATGCCGCAGCTTCTTCCTTAACTTCAAAGACTTTCTTCGCCCGCTTGCCACCTTCCTTCATGACAGCATAGGTGGTCTTCTTCTCCCACATCTCTTCGCTCGTACACTCTGGCATCTCACCACTAACTGCCGCGAAGTTAGCCTCGTTGTGCATGGTAAGTCTGCGGCGCACGAACTCTTCCCTGTCGGAGTAATCCCAGATAGGTATATCTAAGGTTACTATTGGAGCCTGTGGGTAGGTATCTTTGATTGCCGCTTCCCTGCGCGACCAGTCCCGCACGATGCCAATAATCTGTAATCCTTCAACTGGCTCGCCCTTCACCCGTTCGACTAGCCATGCATACAGGTTTAACTGGTCTATCCATTCCTGCTTTTCCTGCTGGACTGCCCACGCGGATGTGACTTTGTAGTCAGAGATATATATCTTGTAGTCTCTGATTGTTTGCAGGTCGATAGCTCCAGAAATAGACCATCCCTCAAAGTTAGTGAACAGACGTTCCTCTACGATGTGGTGGTCATCCTTGCCATGCTGCAAGATGTTGTGGACTGCGGATCCGAACAGCGACCAGACCATATCAGCAGCATCCTGCTCGATATCTTCTTGGTGCTGGCGGCGAAGTAGAACTAACTGCGGTGGGGACAGGATTTCAGTGACGCTAATCTCACTGCTGCCCTTGCTATACTGAGGCCGTTTGATGACGTTAACGAACGTCTCCGGCAGATTAAATTTATTTGTAAGTTTCACTGTTCTTCTCCAATATCGGTGGCATACGAGTGGCAAGTATTGCTAGTGATTCAGGATTCTCAAGCAGCCAAATCATGTCGTTGAAGTCAAACTCCCACCTAACAACAGATAGTCCCATGGTTGCTTCTCCGGGGCGAATCTCTGTTGATTTTCCATTGTCAAGATGAGCAATCATGTGTTCTTTCCCCGGAGCTTGGCTTCGATGGCGCGGGCAACAGGTTCAAAATCAGCAAAATCTTCGCTCCACTCCTGCCATATAAATATTTTTTCAATTTCCTCATCCGTCAACCCCTGCCATTCTTTATGAGAAGCTTCGGTTACTTTTTTTTGCTTTCTCAGCATTTCGAGTTGAAACTCTTGCATCTTTACCGCGTGTTGAATTGTTTGGTCGGTCGTGTACAAGTCCACACCGTTGATGCGGTAATTGGGTTCAATATCTGGCTCTTGAAAATAAAGCATATTTAACTCCTTTCTTGTACTTCACTAATCTCGCGCAACACTTGTTCTTCAGTTCTGCCATTACTTCCGTCACGCGAAGGCTTGAAGATTGCGTAACCACAAGGTTGCCCAAGTGTTTGCGGGTCATAGTTATCAAGATTTCTTGGGTATGGATTGTCAAACGCCCAATACTCTGGTCTGCCATCGACAAAGTTTTTCCAAAGCCAAAGTTTTGGTGTCTCAAATCCAAAAAACCCTCTTCTTTTTGCTTCAGCCACAAACTCATCATCTGTAATTTCTCGCTGTGGTGGGGCGGTTGCTTTTTTGATGGCATTACATAACCATGATGGTACTTCTGTTTTATAAATCCACTTTGGTACGGCATCAGGTTCGCTTAGTTTGGCGCGGAGAGAGGTGATAGCATCATTTATGAAGTATGGGTTGTGAGCAGGATTGGCGTGCGCTCGCCATAGCAACGCATCCAACACTTGCTGCGCTTCCTCGCGTGTTAAGTTAATCATTCTTGCCCCCCTGAGCGAATAGCTTCTTGAATAGCTTCCAATGATGCCGCGCAAATATTATGAAAACCTACTGGCGTTTCTGGATACCATTGCAACTGCCAGATTGAATCTTCCGCAATCGCCTTCTTCATTTCTTCTGGTGATATGAAGTCATCCTCAAAACATCTGTTAGAAATGTATTCTTCAGCAGACTCATAAAAGTCTCGATGTTCATTGTGCGTCAAATACAAACCGCATTTATGTTCTGGTAACCAATTCATTCTTGCCCCCTTGCGCGGATAGCGGCGGCGTAAATTTCGTTTCTCCGCTTCTGTTCAGGCCAACGCTTACGGCAATCAAGGTCGTCGTTCAGGTTCGCGTACAAGTCCTCACACACCTCCGCACACGCCTCACGTTCGCCTGCAATCCTCTCTTTTATATATGTAACTAAATCTTTCCAAGCGTTTTCTGTTTCTTCCTGCGTAACTGCCGTTCTGTAATTTAATGCGTACCAATGTAGTTCGTCCATCATTCCCCCCTTGCGCGGATAGCGGCGGCAAGATTCAAAGCACCATTGCCGCAATCTTTTTCACACACCTTCGCACATTCCTCGCGCTCTGCTGCTGCGATTTCAAGAAACTTTTCAGCAACGTGCTTTTGCAGTAATTCCATGTCAGCTTTGCTTTTGCGGCCATAATGATTTGCCCAATAATCGGCAGCTTTCCGCGCCATGCGGATAATGTCATCTTTTGTCATTACACCCTCCCTAGATGTAGTGCTATAATAGTCCTATATCTAGTTCCTGTCAACAGGTGTTGTAAATAAAATGTATGTGTTGCATGAATTCCTACTGGCAACGTTGCCAGTAAATGTTTGATAACAGTTGCAAGTTACCGGTAGTGTGTTATTGTTGTATCGGGAAAGCCCGCTAGCCTTCACTCTCCTATGCTGTGATCTCCTTGTTAGTGGGTGAGTACCTTCTCGCTTATGAGCCAAGGGAAGGCTCTTTCCCCGATCCCTCCGGTCGGGGTTTTTTTCCCCAAGACGCATGGATATTTGCTGCGACTGAACGCACCCAGTCATGAGAGAACAGTAAGTGTCCAGCCGTGTTGGTAAGAGTCAGCCGCAAGGCAAACAGAATGGGTCTGTTGACTCACAGTGCGAGTCGAGAAGTCAACCGGCAGCTGGGGCCGTTCGCATACCAGTTCCAACACGCATGAGGATTGGAAAGGCCAGCTTGCATCCTGCCCCTTCGGGAAACCGGATAGGCGCACGAACGACAAGAGTCGGGGGAAGGGATGTGCAGTCCTCAGCCGTGTTGGTGGCTGTGCAACCAAGCACAAGGCGTTCACGGGTTCAGTGGTGGGGCTACCGTTCGACTCGGTGGCTCGGCGCTGTTGGGATGCCACCAACAACCAGTTGCATAGAATCTTTTTCTGCCATACACTGTGCTCGTCACTGTGTCAGGCGGAGACAACCAACCTAAGCCCTTAAGCTTTGGTTCTTACCCCTTAAGTGGGAACGTGCCTGACACACGGAGAACCAAGCCTTAAGGGTTTTTTCATTTCCGGTGACCGTACCTCCCGCGTAGATAGAGAGCCTGCATGGGCTGCCGGAGAGAAAACACTGGTCGAGGTTTCACCTGCCTGCGAACCACGCTACCTGTCGATGAGGGATAGCACAAGAGGGGGAAGCCAGTGGTGATAGACATCTTCCCCATCGAGATAATCATCGCCTTACGGGTTTGCTAGGATTCAGCAGTAAGAATCTGGGCATGGTGTGGTAGTACCCCTCGTGTGCTGCGCAGTGGGGTGGGCTATCACCCATGGGGAACCTAAAGACTGATGATGCAATAGATTGGAATGTACAGGAACTAACTGTTGACAAGTACAAGATATGGGGATAATGTTCTCCCTAGATATAGGAGGATGTATGAGCAAGCATTCAGAGGGGCCGTGGGAAGTTTGTGTGGATCCGCCCAATCCGCAATGGTTTGCAGGGGTAACCGTCGGCAATAAGCATCATCGGATTTGTGATGTATCTCAACTTGGCCCTACGCAGGGTGAAGTTGCAGAGGCTAATGGTCGCCTGATTGCCGCTGCTCCTGATTTGCTTGAGGTTGTTGATTCTTGCATCAAATGGTATGGCAACCGCAATCCAGATAATGATGAGCTGTGGCCTTACGATAATCAGCCGCCAGAAATACAGCGTGCTATGGATGTGATTGCCAAAGTTAAGGGGAACAATAATGGGTAAAGAAGGAGAGTGGATCAAGGATTATCTGCGGGAGTTTGCAGACAGGCTGGAGCAGTCAGTAGTAGAGCGGGAAAGGGAAAGAGCGGCAGTCATTTGCCACTACTACAGAGATTGGCAGGATAACCCTGCTGAAGCTATAGCTACGGCTATTTTAAAAGGAGAGTGAAGATGGATATGAAAGTCAAAGAAACATCGGTAGTTATTTCAGCGCCTAATTTTCAGTCGGTTGATGTTCTGCTACAGGGTACGGCGCCGCTAGTAGTTGAGCGCTTTAGCAAGAAAGCAGAACTCATGGCTAAGATGGCAGAGGGTAAGTCTGCTGGCAGCAAGAAAGTTCGTGATGCCCGTGACTACGACAAAGAGGCAGAGGCTGCACGTTACCGCTCGGAGGAAAGCTGGGAGGGCATGAATGCTGCTGCGTTCAGGGCTGGCATGATCAGCGCATGTCGCTTAGTAGGTTTCAAGATGACGCTCGCCAAGCTGTCAACATTCGTGGTGGCTGACGGCTTTGATCTCCAAGATGGCATCCCGCTGATCCGTATCTATGGCAGCAGCGAGACTTATACCGCTCATACACGTAATGCTACAGGCGTGGTTGATGTGCGTAGCCGTCCTATGTATCGTGAATGGGCTGCACGTTTGCGTGTGCGTTTTGATTCTGATCAGTTCACAGCGCAGGATGTCTACAACTTAATCAGCCGCGTAGGTTTGCAGGTAGGTATAGGTGCTGGTCGTCCTGATTCTAAAGCTTCGGCTGGCTGCGGTTTCGGTACGTTTGAAATCGTTTCCAATGACAGAGAAAAAGAGGTAATAAAGAAATTTGGCATTAAGTAATCTAGGCAGGCTCGTCGCGGCGGGGTGCGTTCCGGACAGGCTGGGTTTGGCAGGTCAGGCGAGGTTTGTTGGGGTATGGTGCGGCGCTGCTCGGTTTGGTTCGTTAAGGCAGGTGAGGCGGGGCAAGGCTTTGCACGGTGAGGCAAGGGCTGGTTTGTTTCGGCAAGGCAGGCGGGGAATGGTCTGGTAAAGCGAGGAGCGGTTTGGTGAAGCAGGCAAGTTCCGGCTGGGCGGGGCACGGTGCGGTTCGGTTCGTTTTGGCAGGTATGGCGAGGCGCGGGTTGGTAAGACAGGGACAGGTCTGGTGAGGCAGGCCCGGTATGTTGCGGCGGAGCAAGTTACGGTTCGATGCGGTTCGGTAGGGCAGGCGTGGCACAGTAGGGCGAGGCATGTTCGGGCGTTGTACGGCAAGGTGAGGCAGGCATGGCAGGGCAATGAAAGGAAAGGTCAGGCACGGTCGGGTCAGGCAGGTGAGAAGTGGCACGGAGTGGTACGTTCGGGTGGGGTGAGGTATAGCAGGCAAACTTTAAGGAGATCAACATGGAAGTAATGAAAGCAGAAGCACTAGCAGAAGAGCGCAAGCTATTGGAAAAGATTGCCAACAAGAATGGCGGTCTGTTGATGGTTGAAGATGTATTGGATGAAGCTAGAAATCCTAAGTCAATCCTTCACAAACATTTCCAGTGGGATGATGACAAGGCCGCAGAAGCGTATCGCAAGATGCAAGCACGGCAGCTCATCCAGAAATGCGTAGTCACGATTGAGAAAGCACCAGACGTTCCTATTCGTGCGTTCGTAAGTCTGTCTACCGATCAGTATGAAGGTGGTGGTTATCGCCTGACAGCTAATGTTTTGTCAGACGATCAGCAAAAGGGTCAGTTACTCCATGACATGCATCTTACTTTGATGAAGTGGAAGAAGCAGGTTGCGTTGCTTGATTCGGAGACAGAAGAAATCCTTAACAGATTGGAGCAGCTCATCACTCGTCGCGTAAGTGAGCGCAGAGATGGGGTTAGGACATGAAAGCATTTCCCAACGGAATAATTACCAATGACAAAGGAATAATTGTAGGAGGTCAACCGGGCATGGACTTGCGTGATTACTTTGCAGCCGCTTACTTAGCAAACGAATGGTGCGCTTGTGATAGTCCAACATTAACAGCAAAGGCCGCATACAAAGTGGCAGATGCAATGATGAAAGTGAGGGAGGAATGATTCAGTTCAACCGTTACAAACTACTGGACGAGACGCACGATTTCCACGGCGCGTTTCTTGGACTGGTCAACGCCATCGATGCCGAGGTGAACGGCGATTGCAACAGAAGCATCGGGATGTTGATCTCCATGGCAGAGAGATACCCACTGAACGAGCGGTTGCCTGCGGTGGCTGCTAGGCTATTCTTCTGGGGCAAGGTCAGTTGGAATACGATTGAGAAGATGATGCCAGCCGAGCTGCCCAAGAATTTCTTCTATAAGCAGGAGCTGGTTGGTTGTCTAGGGTTTGAGAGATCAGCACGCAAGTGGGGCATCACCGAAGATCAGTGGATTTTGTACCAAGGTTTACATGAATGGTTTCACACTGCGCAAAAAGCGGGTGAGTCTGTTTGTTATCGCCCTCGCAGCAGCGGATTCTTTTCTGTCATCGAGAACATCGTAGCCGCACACATCATTGCAGAGTTAGAGGGTAAGCAGTTGATCATTGATTTATCTGGTGGATGGTGGGGATACGACGAACCATTCGAAGATATCTTCGGTGATCTATTTCAATACACCAAGGAAGGTATTCTTCCGCAGGTATCGTTTGATGGTATGCGTCATGTTTGGCTGAATGCTGATGACGATAAAGCGGCAGCGCTGTCTCGTATGAAAGCATCTTTATATAACAATATCTGGCAAAGAATATCCCGTTACGTTCAAGTGCCAACCAATGTAGATGCAGTTGGCGTAATGTTCGTGCGTGGTGGAGATAAGCTACAGACAGAAACTATTCTTCCTCCAATGGGATTGATTAGTCGGGACTTACATTGGATGGCGCGCAGGTGTGATCAGCGGTACGTTCTTTCAGATGACAAACGTATAGGTGAAATCGTTTCCTCACTAGATGCATTTGCTATCAATAAAAGCACTCAAGTTGAAGGTGGGTATCACCACATACCAGGGCGCAAGGTTAGCTGCATGAACATACTTAGCAATTACTTGATGATGGTAGATGCGAAAGAGAACATGAGCTGTCCATCTGCTAATCTAGTGAATGCTGCCCAGTGGAGCCGGAACGAAAAAGAGAACTACAGCCTGAGTATTCCGGTCTATAGATATCTGTTGATCTGAGGTGATACATGGAGACATTTGAATTACTAACACTGCTAGGGGGAATTATGATTGGCATGGGTGTGTTGTTATTAATTATTGGCGCGTGTGTCGCTTATTTGATAGGGGAAATTGAATGAATCTTAACTTAGACAAAATTAGAATCGACGGCGGCACACAGAGTCGAGCAAAGATAGATCAGGACGTAGTTGCAGAGTACGCCGATCTAATCAAGAGCGGGACAATTTTCCCACCTGTAACAGTCTTCTACGATGGCGTAGATTATTTTCTGGCTGATGGGTTCCACAGATACTTTGCTAACCGCAAGGCAGGTACTCCAAACATATTGGTTGAACTCCGAGAAGGTACGTTAAGGGACGCTATCCTCCATTCGTTCGGTGTTAATCATGATCATGGTCTTCGCAGAACAGTTGCAGATAAACGCAAAGCAGTGATGACTATGTTGCAAGATGTTGAATGGCAGGATTGGTCGGATCGTGAGATAGCAAAGCATTGCAATGTATCTCACACATTTGTTGCAGCCATACGCAAAGAGTTGAATGCAGCCAAGGTTGATACCAAGTATGTGCGTGATGGTAAGCAGCAAACGATGCGACCAAAGGCTGACACAAAAGGTGACAAGCCAGAGCAATTTGACCAGGCTGCCATACAAGCAGAGATACAGAAAGCAGCGGCAGAAACTTTACAGAAAGAGAATGAAGATCTTAAAGATCAATTAACTGTTGCACTTGCTGCAAGCAATGATGATCTAAAAAAAGAAAAAGCGCAGTCAATCATTGCAGATTTACGCGCACAGATTCGTATGCTTGAAGTAGAATTAAAAGCGGTCACCACTTCGCGTGATCAATTCCAACGAGAGAACGCACAGCTAATGAAACAGGTAGCTATGCTGCAAAAGAAACTGAATAAGCTCGAAGCTAAATGAAAATTCTTGTGGCTTGCGAATATTCGGGAGTGGTTAGAGATGCTTTTTTGCGTCGCGGGCATTACGCTTTGAGTTGCGACTTGCTGCCATGTGATAGCCTTAATTCTGGCGATCATTATCAGGGCGATGTAAGAGACATCCTTGACCACGACTGGGATTTGATGATCGCTCACCCACCTTGTACTTATCTTACAAATTCGGGTGTTAGTTGGTTACACAAAAAGCCTGAAAGATGGGCGCAATTGGACGAAGGCGCGGCTTTTTTTAAGTTGCTGCTGGATTCACCAATTCCGCGAAAGTGTATTGAGAACCCGATTATGCACCGTTATGCTGTTGAAAGGATAGGCTGTCGTCAGACACAAGTGATACAGCCGTGGATGTTTGGACATTTGGAACAAAAGGGCACAGGTTTATGGCTGCATAACCTGCCGCCACTTGTGCCAACTAATAACGTGCGCGAACAAATGATGGTTTTACCTAAAAATCAAAGGCAACGATTGCATTATTTACCTCCAAGTGCAGACCGTTGGAAATTAAGAAGCACTACTTATCATGGTATTGCTGAAGCTATGGCAAACCAATGGGGATAACCCACGCCAGCGGGTAAGTGCTGGCAGTTAAAGGAGAGTTATGCTTCATCTACGTTCCTATCAGGAGCAAACGTTAGCTGCTTTGCGTGAAGGATTTGCGAAGGGCAAGAAAGCACAAATACTGTATGCCCCTACGGGTGCAGGCAAAACAGAAATGGCTATCGCATTGATGGCTGCCACCAAAACCAAAGGCAACAAAGCGGCGATGTTACTAGACCGCGTTGTACTTTGCGATCAAACAAGTAAACGTCTAGAGAAGTACAACATAGATCATGGCGTAATGCAGGCAGGCCATTGGCGGTATCGTCCCTACGAAAACATACAGGTGTGCAGCGCGCAGACGTTGGAGCGTAGAGGTGCATTCCCAGGATTAAATCTTCTGATCGTGGACGAGGCGCACCAGACCAGAGAACAAACCATCGAGTTCATCAAGAACAATCCTGATGTGAAGGTAATAGGTCTGACCGCCACTCCATTTACTAAAGGATTGGGCAAGGTCTATGACAACGTAGTCAGTACAGTTACCACCAAGCAATTAGTAAACGACAAAGTTCTTGTGCCGCTGCGCGTATTCATTGCCAAAGAGATTGACATGACTGGCGCAAAGAAGGTGGGCGGCGAGTGGTCAACAGAGGAAACAACCAAGCGCGGGATGGTCATTACTGGCGATGTAGTTGCAGAGTGGATCAAGAAAACCCATGAGATATTTGGTCAACCGCGCAAGACAATCGTATTTGCCAGTGGTGTCGAGCATGGTGTTGATCTCGCCCGCAAGTTTCAGGAACAGGGGCATAACTTCATTTGTATCAGCTACAAGGATGACGATGAGTGGAAGAAGCAGGTTATTGAAGACTTCAGCAAGCCTGATACCAACATAACTGGCTTGATCGCTACTGATATTTTGACCAAAGGATTCGACGTATCGGATGTGATGATCGGCGTATCAGCCAGGCCGTTTAGTAAATCCTTGTCCTCGCACATACAGCAGATGGGCAGGGTTATGCGTGGGCATGAAGGCAAAGAGTTCGCGGTATGGTTAGATCACAGCGGTAACTATCTTCGGTTCAGGGAAGATTGGGACGAGGTATTCGAGGAAGGTGTTGACGTACTGGATGAGGGTAAAGAGAAAGCAAAGAAGGAACCGACAGAGAAAGTAAAGCAAGAAAGCAAGTGTCCTCAGTGTTCTGCTCTCTGGCCTAGTGGATCTGATACTTGTTATAACTGCGGTCATGTGCGGGAGAAAAAGAATAAGGTGTTCTCGCTCGATGGAGAGATGATCGAGCTGACAGGAACCGCAAGCAAGGACAGCAAGCAAGCGTTCTGGAACCAGATGGTCTGGTATATGCGTGTGCAGGGATGGTCTAAAGGCAGAGCGGCTAATACATACAAGGATAAGTTTGGCGTCTGGCCTCGCGGGCTGCGGGATGATATGCCTGCACTCCCGTCGGATGAAACCAGAAAGTTTATAGACAAGAAGTTAAAAGCATTCTTGCGTAGTGTGGGGAGAAGATAATGGACTTCATCAATTTTGCTCGCTCGCATGGCATCCTTATCAACGATCTACCACCGCTAGGTGTATGGAAAAGATACCCAACAGAGGATCATCCACGTTCTAAGAACGGCGCGGTAAAGTATATGGGCGATGTGGGTTTCGTTCAGAATCATGCGACAAGCACAGTCGTGTCGATATGGAAGCCTGACTCTCGCAATGCAGTGATAGACCGCTCGTCTGCTCTCGCGTCAATTAAGCGGGCAGAGGATGAGCAGAAAAAGAAACAGCATCAGGCCATGCAACGCGCCGTCGGAATGCTTAACAACAGCGGATTGAGTACGCATCCGTATCTGGAGAGTAAAGGGTTTCCAGATGAGCAGGGAAATGTTCTGTGGGTTGAGGGTAAACCTGTGCTTCTGATCCCGATGCGCGTAAGTGGCAATCTTGTGGGCTTGCAGCAGATCGACGAAGGCGGTGGCAAGAAATTCCTTTACGGTCAACGTACAAGCGGCGCGGTGTTCACGTTCGACAACAAGGGCATGAATGTACTGTGCGAGGGATACGCGACTGCGCTGTCTGTGCGTCTGGCTTTTAAGCAAATGAAACAGCGGTACACATTGCACGTTTGTTTCTCGGCAGGGAACATGGCGAAAGTGGCGGCGGGGTTGGAACCTGGCCTTCTGATCGCGGATAACGATGCGTCTGGTACGGGGCAGAGAGTTGCGGAAGCAAGCGGTTGGAAATACTGGCTGTCTGATCGTATTCAAGAAGATGCAAATGACTACCATCAAAGGGTTGGCTTGTTCAGATTTACGCAAAGCCTGACCCAGTCAATGCTCGGTAGTCGTGCGGAAAGCCGCGCCCATACTTAACGCGCCATCGGTGTAGGGGATGATCTGAGAGAGTGATTGCATGATTTCAACGCCTAAATTCAGGCAGCGATCACCCTCTCCAGACCAGTCAGAAACAACGCGCACGTTCCCTTCTTCATCTTCTATAAGATGAATTGAGAACGTGGCGGGGTGGCGGTTATTCATGGGCAAAGTCTATCACCGTCTGATCTCCTATATAGATTTGAAGTAATCAATCCATGCATCTATGGTTTCCCAATTAACGCCAATGTTTGCGTCGTGTCCATCTTTTATCAACTGCAAAACCTGTCTAGCTTCGTCGTTTGTCAAACTATCGTCGCGCTCTTGAACGTCGGTAAAGTGCCAACTGATTGATATTTCGTCGGGTAAATGTGTCATCGTCTGATCTCCCTATTCGGCTGCGCTGTCGGTTAGTTCATGATCGTAAGCGTACGTTGACGAAATCGGGCTGACATAACAACGATCTGCTAATTCACTCCGATTAAAAACGTCAACGACAATCCCTTCATCCGTTGTCAATATGTGAACGGCAAACCCGCGAACGTCAATCCAAACGGAGCCGTTTTCGTCCATCGTGTAATCGTCATCTGTTAAGTGTGTCATCGTCTGATCTCCTGTTAAACGGTCTGCAATAGTTCGTCTGGCACTTCTACTTCATCGCCTAATTTACTGGCAACATAACAGCGCATCGCTGCTTCGAGTGGGGTTTTGCCTTTACATTCTTTCTCTGTCATGGCGTTCCATTCACCGTCACCGTACAGGTATAAAGCTATTCCCTCCCTTTCAATAATCGCGCCGCCTTGTGACCAATTTGTTGAAGGGTTGTATTTCCAGCCGTTGTCATCTCCTATTGTGACCATCAAGACATTGGTGTAATCGTCATGTCCAGTCAATTCAATACTTGCTACTGCCCAATCAAGTGCTGCGCCTGATAATTGTGATGTTTTCACCGTCTGATCTCCTATCGGATACGTTCGTAAACCGCGATGCAACTTATTACATCGTCGTGGTCTAGTGCCTGTTCTTCTGCGTGGCTGGCATCTTCAGCATCGCAATGGAAACTCCATCGCCCCATTTCGTCCGTTCCTTCTTGCACAATAACTATGTATTCGTTCATCGTCTGATCTCCTAGTTGTCCACTACGTTGATGAAAGTATTTTTTGGCGCAGGGCGAACGGTCACAACGTACCCTATGCGGTTGACGTAGTGCCAACCGTTAGTCAGTACTGGATAACCATCATCATCTTCAACAATTGTCCATACGCGGTCGGGCGCAAGTTCGTAAACGGTTTTAACGTATTCATAATCATCACCGTAGGTTTCAAACATACAGCCATCCCAACTTGCGTTATCGTTGAATTGATTCGTCTGCGGAAGGTATTCTTTATAAAACTGTTCTATCGTTATCTCGCTTACTGTTGTCATCGTCTGATCTCCTATTAAACTGCGTTATCTTCAACTTCAACCTTGTAACCACGATTCATCCATGCTTCCATTTTCATATTTCGGAACCAATCTGCGACGGTAGGGATTCTGCCGCCGCAATCTTCTTTAACGTGCTGCTCACCTATATATCGAACTGGCACAACTTTTCCGTCTGAATTTATAATCGTCTGCCCAAATACTCGTTCGCACTCGAATATTCCTTGCGCGTGATGCCGCAAAGCGCGATGTCTAGCATCGGCAAACTGTTCTTTTGTTGCATCAAACCAAGCATGAATTTCTGTGTAATCTTCGGGCTTACCTCCCCATTGTTTGACGGTAGTAAGGGCGTGATGATATGGGTGCATGATTATTCCTCGCTTAGTGAAAATGAATAAGTGTTGTATTCTGTGTATCGTTGATTTACTTCCAACTCAATGGAAACCTCGTCTGATAATTTGATTCTTAGTTCACCAAACCCGCCATCATTGTTGTACCAATCAATATTGGTTTTCTCTAATTCATCGTAACAATAAGATTCAAGAAATTCGTTTATTGACATTTGTTTAACTTCAACTTCGTTAATCCAATCTCCATTTTCGTATCTGCTAGAGCGAACCGGATAATCAACAATCAATTCATCCATCATTAACGTACCGTCTGATCTTTTAATATCTATGTTTTGAATAGAACCAGAATCGCCGCATCCATCAAAAGAAACCATGATTTCAGTTGCGCCTAATTCTTTTAATTTGCTAAGTGCATTTTGTATGTATTCGGTTGTCATCGTCTGATCTCCTATTGGTTAATTTCAATCACAACAAAACCGTCTGAAATAATGTCGCCTGTTTGCAGTTCGTATCCATCCATGTAATGAAAAATCCGCTCGTCATCGGCATCTTCTATTTCATCCCAACATCCTTTCGCTATAAGCACATCCATAAAATCAACCGTCTTTGCTGTTGGGTCTGTTGGCAAATAAAAACCTCTGCATTGCATTGTTTGGTATTTCATCGTCTGATCTCCTATACATTGGCTAAGTGTTTTGCTTTAACGACTGCCTGTGCAAGCGTTTGAAAGCGGATAAAAAGGCATACGCGTTGGTCGGCATCGGTATCAAACAGCGCGACGTTAAAACCCTTGTCCGTCTGATAAATGCGTGATTCGATACCGTAACTCTCGTTTGGGTAAGCTGCTATTTGCTGCATCGTCTGATCTCCTTAATCGGGCAAATAATTACGCAAGTTTTCTTCTGATACGTTCTGCAAAAGTTCTGTGATTGCTGTGTAGTCAGACATTTTTACATCTTCGATAATTTGTTCTATTACTTGGTCTATAAGTTGTTCGTTCATCGTCTGATCTCCTTATTGTTGGCACTCTGCACATACGCCTCGCATCTCAGGGTTTTCGCGTACCCATCTCAGCGCGGCGGCTTTCGTATCAAATCGTTTCCAGTTGAAATAACCGCCTTGTCCATCGGCTACCATCTCAAAACATTTAATCCATCCGTATTCATTAAATTTAAGTTTCATCGTCTGATCTCCTGTTGTAATAGGTTGTCACGCTCCTAGCTATTGCATTGTGAAGCGTGACTCTCGCAATTGTCAAGTGTTTTAAAGCGTCTGATCTCCTGTTAATTAAGTTCGAGCGCGTACTGCTGCGGCGTGAGCGCGTGATTAGTAAAATATAGTCGGCAGGTATAGCAGTCGGCGTGTAGTCCTGAAACTTCATCAACGGCAAATTGTATTTCCTGCCTGCCATAACGCACATCCGTAAAATCAAGCGTTGCGTTTGGCAACTTCCAATAGTCGCGCATAAAGGCGTTTAGGTCGGCGGCTTCGTTATCATCAAGTCCGGAATAATCGCCGTTAAAAAGTGCGGGTAAGTAGTGCGCGGCAAGTGTCAGTTCGTAGTAGTCATTAAGTAATGGCATGGTCTAGGCTCCTGCTAGGTGCGCGAACGTGCGCGGGGTTGATTGTTCGATCTGGATTGCATAACCAAGCGCGGCGATAGTGTCGAGCGCGTGGTGCGTCAATGTTTTTGTGCCTGCCAGTTTTGCCAATAGTCGGCTGTGGTCACAAGCGGGATAAGCGGTTTCGATGCCGTAATTTTTCTCAATCTTAATTGTGATTTTCATTTTATTAACTCCTGATTAAAGCGTTGCGCGGTTTGCGAGTGCATCTGATATCAGTTTGGCTCGGTGCAGGTAGTCCACAAAATCGACAAAAGCGGTGCGAATGTCGGCGGGTTGATCGTTTTGTGCGCGGCGTTTTGCTGTCGGGTTTTCAGCATAGAAAGCGGCGCGGATTTGTTTTTGGGTTGTGTACATGGTCGCCTTTCAATAAATGCAGATGCCGCGCGAATAGTAGGCGGCGGGGTCTTTGCCTTCGGGTACATCGTCGGGTCGCAGGATATATAGCGCGGCTCCGCGCGGGTCGTTCTGAATGTAGGTATCTAGGGGCTGCTCGGCGCGGCGTTCGTTGCGCGCGGCGATAATTGCAGCCAAGCGGCGCAGCGCGCCCGTTTCGCGGTCTGCTACGCGGCGGCGGTAGGTCTTAAATACTCCCTGTCCGTTTAAGTGCGTTTCCATGTAAGGCGATCCATCCGAATCGCGCACGATAAAATAATCGGCGTGATTGTTTCCGGTTCCGCACTCGTACTCGTACCAACGGCGCAGGGTCAAGCTAATTCGGCGCAGTTTGGCGGCTTCGTCGGTGGTGAATCCGAGCGATAACAGGGTATTTTCTTGCGCGGTTTGGCGCGCGGCTTCGGTCTTGGTCATAATGTCGGCTCCCGATTAAATAGATAAAAGCAAAAACAAAAACAGCCAGAGAATAAAAAATCCGGTTACACCTGCCAGTATTTCATAAATCATTGTGTAATCTCCTAAAAGTGGGCGATTATCAAGTGATAATCCGCTAGCCAACTGGTTAGAATCGGCTAGCAGGTAACACTCAATAATTGAATTCATCTTCTAGGCTAGTGATTAGCCCGTCAAAGTCCTCAGAGCTACCGAGTATTGATGCGAGCGCGTAAACAGTCTCGCGGTCGTATTCTTCGCAGAGTGATTCCAGATAATCGCGGCGGTTCTCGAATCCGTTTTCCTTGTAAATGTTCATGCTGTGATCTCCTGATAAAGATAGTCTGTTAATGCGAGGGTAAATAACTCAGGGAAAGCGCCAGATAATCGGTTTAAGTTAGTGCGGTCGGCGCGAGTAGCAGCGTCGCCAATAGCAGCAGCAAAACTGCCATATTTGCCAGTAGATAATGCGCGAGCGGCTGCAATAGTTCGCTCATAAGATAAATCAGTCATTATGTGATCTCCTATTGATGCGATACATGAGTGCATCGCTGAATAGAATACTCGCACACAATAAAATTGCTTGCAATACTTCGCATGATAAAAAGTATTGCATTGTCCACATTTATTTATATTAAAATCAGAAAATCGATAGTCTTTGACTATTCCGCAACTGTTCCTGTATATTCGGGTCAATTTCAAGCGCGAGCGAGCGCGATAGTCAATCGGTGCAATATGAAAACCATCACAAGGAAACAAGCAAGGGAAAGCATAGAAACAATAAAGGCTAAAGGACTTGCATCTGCTATTGGTATCAGGGCAACTGGAGCAAGTAGAAAACAAATAGCCTTCGCTGAAAAAGTAGTTCTGGACGGTATGAACTCTAGTCAAGCGTATAGAGCAAGCTATAACACAAAGGCAAAAGCTAGCACCATAAACGTGGAAGCGCACAAGCTAATGAGAAACCCAAAGGTCGCCAATACCATCGAAGCGTTGGAGCGGGCAAAAGAGGCGGCTGCATTGCATTCTATCGAAAGCTTGAAGGCATTAGTGATTTCAACCCTAACCGATATCGCTACCAATAGCGACAAGGACGCTGTGAGAGTGCAGGCGGTGAAAACGTTGGGAACTGTGGTCGGCGTCGATATGTTCCGCGAAACCAAGCGCATCGAAACCGTTAAAGATTCAGACGAGATTAAGAATCAGATCATGCAACAGCTTAAATCGATGATGCTAGGTAATGATGATGCGGAAACAGTTGATGCAACCGAACTTCTAGCGGAATTGTCAGTCAAAGAAAATCAGCAAGATTCAGACCCTACCGCACCCACTCCCCCCGAAACTGAGAATGGGACTCCGACTCTTGATGGACATACTATTCCCCACGAACAATCCCCCCAATTATCGGAAG